CGCCTACATCTGCCCAATTGAGAAGCATTGTGATTTCCTCTGGAAGAGAGGAAACAAAACGTTCGAAGGCTTGTTGAAAAGTTTCAAATCTGAGTGTGACTGGAATAGCCCAGCCATGAGTCTCAGGTTTATCTTTGGGGGATTGAGATTCAAGAGCCTTCATCATTTGTTTATATTGGGCTTTTTGACGACGAGTGAGTTTGACTTTATCTGCATGATGTTTCATTTCGGCAAAAATTTCGGGATGTTTATTGGAGAGTCGTTCCTCACGATTGTTACCTTGGGGGGGACGGCGTTTAGAATTGCGCTTTTCTCCTTTCGGAGAAAATTCAAATTCCGAGTCAGAAGGACCTGGATTTGACTCAATTCCTTGGCGAAGAAGCAAATAAGAGAGATCTTGATGTGCAAAAGGCAATTCGGCGAGTTGGCTACGATTAACCAGAGATTCTTTAATTTCACGAAGGATCTTGGGATCTCCGTAAATGCAATGAGAGAGAGTGGGGAGTTTATGCCAGCGGGGAAAACAAGCAGTTTCCCAGCCTAAAAGGGGATGGAAGTAGATGTCTTGCCAGCATGCATGACAGTTGGAAACAAGCCAACCATCCTGAACACCAGCGCAATACCAGCGAAAACTGTCGCACTCTGGGCAACGCATATTACGTGCGAGATTGAGATAAAAAGTGAGATTCGAGACGCATTCTCCGAAATTCGGCGATTGATTCATTTGTGTGAGAGCTGTGACTAGAGATTGGGGAGGGTTGAGAAATTGAAATTCCTCCTGAGTGACTTGGAGGAAACTTCTTCCTTCACCAAAGTAGTGAAGCCAGATATGATCGATGACGGGGGGATATTCGTAGGGGACAAAAGGCGAATAGCGGCGTATTCCGAACGGGATATCGGAACCAAAATTGAAGCCACCAAGTGAGAAATTTTGTTGATGTCCAAAGTTGATTGCATTACTGTCCTCATAAGAAATGTCTGAGGGTGGAAGTGGAGGATATTCAATAACATCCTCGAAGTTGAAGGGGGTTGGTCTAAATACTGGAGTTTCATTGTAAAATTCACTCATATTGAAATTGTTTTGTTTCCGGGGCAACGGTCAAAGAAAATTGAAAGAGAAGTCAAGGGGATGATATCATTAATTTAAGTCTGCACCTTATCCACAACACAGGTGTATGAACCGACCAAAATTCATAACACAATTATCTTGGGTCAAGAGTTGATGCCCGCACAATAACGAGAATTCCTCATCAACAAATGAAGATAAATCCTTTACGGAAGCCAGCCACATTCCTCGGCTTGTGTGTGTTTAACCAATAAGACTACTTTCTCAAAGAATTAAATTAATTGATATGGTATCTGCCGGTCAGAATTGTCAAGGGGTCACCAATAAATCGTAGGGAGTTATTTTGATAAATTGGCAAATGTTCGAAAATCCTC